ATTGTTTACGAGATTTGCGATGTTGGGATCTTGGGCGTCGAAAGCAACAACGTCCGCGAAGGCTCCCGCGGCGGCCGCCCGGCCGATTCCGCTGGTGATACCAAGGCCCTTCGCCACCTTGAGCCCAGGAAGAAAGCCCGCGATAAACTGGCTGGCCCCGCGCACGATCCCGCCCGTAGTCGTTTCCGCTTCTCCGAGCTTGGGGATGGGAACGGGGACGCGCACAGGATCGGGTACTCCCATTTCCCGCAGAACGTCCCCGGCCTTTCGCAATCCAAACAGCGAACTACGGGCCGCGTCGAATGTCCCGCCGAGGACCTGTTTCGGGCCTTCAACCACGAGCCCCTTGCCTATGTCCTGCGCGGTCCCCGTGACGTTATCGAGGAACTTGAGAAACTTTTCGCTATCCTCTTTCCCGACTTTCTCCAGGAATGCCTCGGTGTCGAATCCCTCCTCGCCATCAAGGGCCTCCTCCGGTGCGGCTTCCTCCCCTTCCTGGTCAACCTCACCCTCCGGCGCCGGGGCTTCCATGCGGAAAATCAGGTGCGGGATCTTCATGTCCTGCTGGACGCGATCCCGCCGCCGAAGGATTTCCGGCCCAAGGTCCTCCGTTCCGGGCTCGTAATTCATAAATGGCATGGCTTGTTATTTCCTTTTCAACTTTGGTTCCGTGGGCGCGGGCTTCTTCGCCTGGGGTTTGCCTTCAAGGTACGCTTTGATTTGTTCGCCCATTTCTTCCGTGATTACACGAGCAGCCACCATTTCGTCCACACCTTCGGGCGTGTCGTATCCTGGGACTTTCGAAAACCTTGCAATAAACCCTCTGCCCGGGAAAACGATGAACCTAAATCGCTCCTGTATGTCCCTTGAAATGGCAGCGGGGGTTTCAATGCCTTTCTTAATTCGATCATCGAATTCCCGGAGGGCGAAGATCAATGAATTCGCTATGGTCGGATCTAGGCTTTGCAATAAAGTCTTTCCGCCCCGGAAGAAGCGAACAACCTCCGCACGTTCAGGGGCCGCCAATTTGGCCTCCCGTGTTTCGAGGCGGGTCAACTGTTCTTCATGTTCACGTAAGACTTCCCTTTGTTGAACAATGTTAAGCCCGAGCATCGCCCCCGGTGCATCGGGATCGAATCCTCCGGGGTCGGCCGTAACCGAGAGAAGGATCTCGTTGGTGCGCCGGGGGTCGCCCCGTCCTCCAGCCTCCTCTTGTTTCAGGAGTCTTTCCTGGACAGATTGATAGACGGTTAGGCTAATTTTACGTTCAAGGCTATTGAGTAGCTTTTGATTCATTTTCCCGGTCAAAGAAAGGTGGATGGCGTATTTGTCTATTCGTTTTTGTTCCGCCTTACGGGCCTTCTCGGCATCGGCCTCCTTCCGCCGCCTCTCGGTTTCAATTTTACGGTCTTGCTTTTCAATATCGCTCCGGGCCGACTCCATCAGTCGCTCCCTTTGCGTTTGACTCCTTATGTTGAATCCGCCTTTCCCTAGTTTCTTCAGGGCCTTCTCCGGATCGGCGTCAATGGCGTTCAAGGCCCGGGAGGTTTTTACATCGTCAAGAGCCGTATCGAACAACTTCTTGGCGTTTACTTCCGTCAAGATCCCGGAGTCTGTTAGACCGTCAAAGATATTCGACATTTCAATTAGTGCGTTTTCAATGCCAGCCCTTGCGGCTGGCCCAAAGGCCATCAATCTATTTTCGGTCGGGCCGGCAAGAACCTTTTTGAGTTCGTCAATTCTAACTTTCGCTTTAGCCAAGGTGGAATCATGCGTCCGTTTCACCTTGAGAGATTGGGCGTTGATGATTTGCTGTGCTGCCATTGGCTCAAGTACCCGGCGAATACTGAGCCCCGTTTTCCTGTCGGTCCCCGCAAGGGCGTCGCTTAGAATGGCGTCCATCGCCTCTTGCATACGCTCGGGATGGTCCTCGAAATTAGGATCGGCCTCCGAAGCGGCCCGCTCCGTGGCGATATCCTTTGTGGCCCTATTTACGGCCGTAAGGGTGGCGTCGAGGCGGTCAAGTGCCTGGACCTTCTGCCCCAGGTCGAAGGCCACTTCTGCCGCGCCCTCACTCAACCGACTTAATGCCTGTCCGGGAGCCGCTGCCGCTGCCGCTGATTGTCGAGGAATGAGGCCCGGAGATCCGGGGGCCCCGCCTACCTTTACCTCTGTAAGTTTCGGCATATCTTAATCTCCCGCCCTTCCCGTTACCCGATCTCGGCGTAGCGTTCCGGCCATGCCAACGCCTCGCAAGAGGGAGCCGCTAGCATTAAATAAACTGGCCGTCCTGGCTTGCTCCCCCGCCGTTCTCTCAAAACCACCCTGGACCCGTAGGCCCCGCGCCCGTTCCTCCCCGCCGCGCCGGATGAGGGCCACTTCTTCATCAGCCCGGCGCTTGCTTTCATTCAGCACGAGGAGAGGCGAACCGGACATTAAGAGATTCGAGGCGCCGATATCGGCCTCAATCTGCGAAAGCGTACTCTCGGAATCCCTTTCAGATTGACTTACAGATATATCGGTACTCTCTAACTCAAACCCTGCCCGGCGCTCCAATTCTTCGGCGTTCCTTCTGCTGGCAGATCGGGCAGCCTTGCCCGCTTGGAGGTTCCCAAGGGCACCGACAAGAGCCAAGGCTATAATGGCCCCTATGAACGGCATTGGCTCAACTCGGGGAAGGCGCGGCTGCGGTAGCCTTCAACTTCGGCCAGAGAGTCCAAGAACTTGGAAATCGCCATATCAATAACCCCCATATCAGTCGTTCACCTGTATTTTCCCGTGGATTGCGAGGATCGTCATGGGCCCCGGGAGTGTACGGATAATCTCCAGCGCAAGATTTTCTGACCATGCCGAAGGCACGTTTACCTTAATATCTCCCGTCTGAACTGCCGGAGCCGTTCCCATAATGTCGTCCGGGTTGAGCCCCTGCAAAATATCGCCGTTCACGGTAATGGGCTGCACGGCGGTATCCTTCACCCGCAGGAATACCTCGTGCCAAGCCTTTTGCTGTCCGAGTGATGTTCCCGACTTGAAAAGTATCTCCGGCTCAAGGATCTCAATCTTTGGTTGGAAATTGATCCCAACTTCGGCTTCGGTCACGGCGGCATCGAGAGTGATTGCTCCCGATGCAACGGTCTTGTTGGTCTGATTCGCTCCATCCCCGCGGACGGCAACGGTTTCGCCTTCCAGGTGATCCAAGCCGCTCAAGGTGGACGTACTGGACCCCGAATATTTGAGGGCGCTGTCGGTATATACGGAATCATCGAAATACTCGACATACCGAACCGCGCTCCCGTCAATAGTGCGCTTCACAATAACCCAAGTTTGGTGCCTATCGCCGTCCGGGTGCGGGATGGAACAAACGCTCTCGAATAACCCCGCTGCCCCGGTTTGGTGAAGGTGCCAAGCAACTACCTCTTGGGGGCGCTCGTAGGTCAAGCCGATGAGCTTCCCGTCAGAGCGGACAAGCCAAATGATGCTGTACGGCTTTTTCTCGTAGGCCATCTGGACAATACTCGTGCCCTTGGGGAATAAATGCTCCGCAAGTTCTGATTCCTCCACGGCCACATATCCGTCAACTTCAAAGCTGAAAACGAGGCCATACAGACTCCGGCCCGCCGCATTCATAAAAAGGGTCCGGTTGTGTGCCCGGATGGGCTGGATGGGATCGCTTCCGATGTTGGTTTCCGGAATGACGTTTTCATTCGTGGGCGTGATGGCTTCGCCAACGGAGCCCCCCCGGATTTGATCTTCGTCCCCGGCGGTTCCTACAAGAAGGACGCGGGCGGGCGAAAACCATTCCACCCGGTTTTGCTCCCCCGAGGCGGGGTCCAGAATGAGGGCATCGGCGGGATCGGAGCCCGTTGTCATGTCATCGAAATCCCCGCTCATCGTGGAATACCTTCTCCTCGGGAAAGTGGTGTTCCGTCCGAACCACAATCGTTGCTGCCAGAATCCTACGGTTCCAGGATAAAGGGCCGCTGTCGTGAACGGGTCCGCCGTGGGCGCGTATTCCGTGAGCGACCAGGAAGAATGCCCCGAGCGCGTGAGCTTGTGGGGCTTGTAATTGTTATGGACGATCCAGATCGTATCCGCGCTTTGCGCTAATTGAATCTCGAAAAGGTCAGCCGTGGCGTAAGGAGATCCGATTTCTACGGCGGCATTGTCAATAAGCGAAACATCGTCAACCGTGGCATTGAGGGCAATAGAAGAAAATTCAATATAAAAAGTTGTGGCCCCAGGCGTGAATTCAACGGAGTGCCATCCTACCCCGTAGGCCGTATCAGCCTTGATCTCTCCCCCGCCCGCCGTTGTTCCGAGGTTGAGCGTTGCACCTACCGCCTGCACCCGGAAACGCAGGACGTGAAGCGCGGCGGTAAATCCCGCACCAATGGTGATGGCTTGGTTTCGTTGGGCCTGATTCCCCGAGCCCCCGCCGTCGAGTTCCATGTAGCCGCCAGCGTTCCAGGCGCTAACCCCGGTCCCTTGATCATCATCAGTCCAACTCGCCAGATCGGTATCAAAGCCGCCATTTGCAACTACCCCATCCGTGTCCGCCGCCACGATCTGACCGCTATTGCGGAAGAAGCGGAAATAAAGATTGCCCATTTCGATTGGGTAGGCGTCAAGCGTATTAAAAATGAACGGTATGAGCCGCGTTGCGGTTGCGCTGGTTTTTACTTCGGCGGAATAAATAGAGCCCTCACGGGCTATTACAGGCCCATACTTTGTAGCGATGGCATCCCGAAGGGTCTTGAGGGCGTTTGGATATTTTTCGAGCCTTACCCGCCCGTAAACAAGAGGGCTCCATTCGCCCGCCGTAAAATTGTCTTGAAGATGATTCAGAATAGCCATCGGTCCAGTTAATTCCTCACGTTGATCAAGGTTGTCTTGAACATCTGATTCGGGGTCCCTTCGCGGCCGTCAGCGTGTCGGGCCGCCTTTAGCGCGGCATCGAATTTCACTTCCATGTCAGCTTCGACGGTACGGGAACCCGTGAGGGAGTAAGCAAGATCCGCCGCAAGCCGGAACTGAAATAGCTTGTAAAAGAGAGCATCCATTTCCCCTGGGTTCACCATCTCCTTCCCGTATCTAACCTTTATGGGCGTAGGTTCATCCGTAAGGATCACCCTGCCCTCAACTTTGAAATTTTCTGTGAGTTCCGCTTCTTCGGGGTCCTCGTTCACACTCCAAATCACAACGGCATCCGTGGGCCAAAGATATTGATACGAATAGGCGTTGATCGGATCGGTAGTTAATTTCGCTATCTGTTCCCGCGCCATCGAGCAATTCCACGGCTCCATGCGGGTCAACGCATCACGAGAGGAGGTATAAAATACGTTACAAAGCCTCGCGTTCTCAGTTTGATCCGTCTCAAGGTTCACTATCCGCGTGGCTTTTAGTAGGGACAGGGCCCCGTTGCAGATGTCAGAATCGCTTCTCGCCATGACTATTTCTCCGTCAAAATTCTCCCGGGATTCCCGATCATGGTTGCGGACGGCTCCACATCTTTAGTGACGACGGAGCCCGCACCGATAGTCGCGCCCCTGCCGATCCGAACACCCGGCAGGATGACGCAGCCCATTCCGAGATTTACATGGGACTCGATAATCGGAGGCCGCCGCTTGTAGCTTGGATTGTTGACCCTCGGGTGCTTGTCGTTGCCCATAATGGTGCCTTGGCCGATGAACACATAATCCCCGATCTTCGCCATATTGCAGATGAAGGCGTTCGATTGGATTCTTACGCCTTCGCCCAAATTAGCATCGTTTCCGATATAGACCCCGTGGCCCACGGCGCAATGCGGGCATAAAACAGTACCCGCGCAAATTTGCGCGAACGGCCATACAACGGTCCCTGGTCCGAGTTTCGCCGTGGGGTGAACGAGCGCGAGGCGGTGAATTTTTACGTCCTGGGATACTTCCTCCAGTCCGTCTATCGCCGATTCGATCATTTCCAATGCTCCAGCACCCAGTTATCTTTCAACTGGTTTGGTTTCGGCTCGCCGTGGAAGTAGACGATCCGGGCATCGCCGAGATCATGACCACGATCACGAAGATGGACTTTGTACGAAACGATATTTCCAGGGAAAAGATCGTCCAGCCAATCGAACCGGAAGCGGTCCAGCGCCCGCATATCGGTGCTTCCCTCAACGGAGGCGATATCCTTCCGTGTCGGGCATAGAACCACGGCATTGCATGGATGGTTCTTATGGTAAGGATCACGCGGCACGGCGAGATCGCCTTTATAGGCGAAGATATGATCTACCGACCCGACGATGACGGTATCCAGCCCCATCGTGACTAAGCGATCACCTTCAACCGCGTATTTTTGGAGGCCGCAAGTTTCCCAAACTTTATGAGCGAGCGGCAAAACTTCTACGGGCTCATCGAATGAATAGGGCTGATCGGCCAAACAGACGAAACGGAAGGGCTTGCTGTAATTCCGGGCTACGCCCCGATAGAGCTTATCCACCCATTCGGGCGTGTAGCATCCCGCCCAAGACGGCGTATTCTCGCCGTTCTCGTAGTAATGACAAGCGACCGTGACTGCATCGATCATGCTTCTACCTCATTCGGTTATTTTCGCTGTCGCCCAGGTTGAGGGGCGACACGGGAATTACAAGGCTGTCCTTCTTGAGCTTTTCGTTCATGGCCTTCACGCGATTCACCACGCGCTGCCGCACAGTCGGGTCCAGTTCCTTCATAAAAGCCCAAATCCAAAGCTCCGTGGACGCAGTAATCCATCCCCCATTTTCGTCTTTGAGTTGGATGATACCTTTGGGCGCGACCTTCGGTTTGCGACCCGCAGCGATGTCGTAAATGTCCGGGCTTCCTCCCATTTCAATCCCCTCCCCGTATCTGTGCAATTTCCACGTCCGGGAGGCGAGCGAAAGGGGTGGCCGATATCATCGAGTGCGTAACCTTCTCGGCTGCCTTCACCACCTTTTCAAGTTCGTGCGGTTTCAGCGTTGCGAGTAATCCGCCCACCCAGGCATCCACCGGGAAGCTCGCCAGGGTGCCGTCAGGCATTCGGACGTGGACGATGGGATGCAGGGAGGGACTATCTTTCAGGGCATCAAGAACGGGATCGCTCATATCCAAGACTCCGGGGGCGGACCTAGAATAGATTTTGTGAAACCAGACAGCGAGCGCGTACGCTCGGCAAAGTCGTGATGTGTATCTATGAAGGGTTTCCAGGCGCCTTGGACGTGCCGGAGTCCGTGATTTCCTTTTGAATCGTGCGGGTCGAAGAATCTCCCCGTGTCATTGGTGGGGCAACCCGCGAGAATCACGCGATCATATCCCATGAGTATTCCTATGGAAGCGGCGAACAGGCCCGAGAGCCCGCCCGTATTCTCCATCCCCTCCCAAACGTAATCTATCCCCGTGTCGTCTTTGTAGGAGTGAAGCAGAGTCTTGGGCGGCGGGAGTGAATGGTCCCGCCTAACCCGGTTCCAATGGATCAAGAAATTTGGATGCAGAGAAGTCCAATGGGTCAAGCTGCATTCGAGGTACATACCAATGTCATTTACGGCCATCACTCGACCCTTTGGATTTTCGGACCATTCCATGAGGGACCGGGAAATCGTCCGTCCCTCCGGCGGCCGGAGGAAGGCGGCGAGATCATCAAAGACGCACCGCCCGCCCCCGACCACCAAGAGCGTATTCCCTTCCCAATTCCCGAGGAGGGGAGGCGGCGATCCGCCCCCCTGAAATCCCCGGTATTCCCAAGGCATAAATTAGCCGCCCCGGGGGACGTACATGATCCCCAGGTTGATGGTTCCGTTGGCCGTGGCGCCCAGGATCTTTGCATCCAAGGTGTCGGCCGCCGTGTATTGATAACCGATGCTGGCGATGGCACCGCCTGTGATTGTCATTCGGCTAATGCCAACGGTGTTGCCGTCGTGGCCGTCGATGAAACGGTCCACATCGCCTCCGTCTCCCACGTCGATTGTGACGGGGGAGCCTAGATCGTCCGTGGAGAGAGCAGCGTCAACAACCACGTCTCCGATGTTCATGGAGAAAAACTGAATCACCTCGTTTGCCGCGAGGCTTGCAGCTTCGTACTCATCCATTTTGTAATGGACATTCCCGCCCCAAAATTCGATGGGGTTCATAACGTGCGGCGCCGAAAGTTCCTTGGCGTAGCGCGTTCCGTTGACGGTTCCCATTTGATGCCTCCATATTAAAGGTCCGTCTAAATTAAAGGTCCGTCAAAAATTGACCGGAAGTTAGTCAAGCACGTCCATTTCAACGACCATCGCATCTTCGATCCGAACAGCCCCGGCCATGAGCTTTGTTAGCACCTGAAGGCTGTTGGATTTGTCCGTGCGGATGGTCATTTCGGTTTTGATGTCGAACCCGAAAGCGAGTCCGACGCCACGGCGATGCCAAGCATAGAACAGTGATCCGTCCGATCCGCTGTTATCCGGTAGGCGCTCGGAATGGAGCCACTTGAAGCCGTGGAAGGTGTCGATGTCGGCGCTCATCAGGAGGCGAACTGAGTTATAGTCCGCGCTGGTCGCCGTGCTATCTCCCAGGATGTCCTCAAGTCCGAGAGCATCATACGCAATCCAGCGGTCCCCCTTGGGAACCTCTGCGCCGTCCAGGATGCGCGTTGCCGCTCGGAGCTTCGCCAACGTAAGGCCAGTGGAAGCCGCAGCCACCTTCTGCGCCGAAGGCAGGGCTACGGTAGTAGCGGTTTCCGCCGACTCTGTTGCTGTCACCGCCGTTGCGTTTCCATTCATGGCGGTGACTACGAAATCGTCCAGTTGGCGGGCGCCAGCATAGACGAAAGCCTGTGCGTAGGCGCTGTCCGGGTCGATGAGGATACGAACTTCGTCCTCATCGTCAATCAGGTCGCCTACCTCGTAAGGATCGAGAAAAACCCGGCGCCGGGTGTGGGGCGTATCGACAAGATGCGTGTCTTGGTGTCTTGAGGTTCGTTTCTGCATTGAAACGGTGCCGATGCGCTCGAAGGTTGTTGAGGTCCCCTTGACGCCATCCTTGACTCGTACCGCGCTCCGCAGCCTTGCCGTTTCCTGTTGCGAGAGGTGCTGAAAGTTCGCGTCGTACTGATGTACAAACGCATTGGTTACTTGAGTGGACACAGACTAATCCCCCTGTCCTTTAGAGGCTTCCGCCCCTTGTTCTGGATTCAGAGGGTAGTCCGCTACGTTGCGGGCCCTTCCTTGGCTTCACGCTGCCCGGCGCCGCGTCTTTCCGCGATGTCCAGGGCGGGCCCCCTCCCGGGGGTATTCCGCCAAATCAGAAAGGTCCGGGTCCCAAGAGGGATATTCCGGGGTCGGCCTATTCCCTCGATGTTACGACTGAGAGGCCCGGCAAGGCCGATTCGGTGCCGTAAACCTCCTCGTTCATTCGTCTGGTCTTTTCCACGGCCTCTTTGTGGCCGGGGTTATGAACGTCCCAATAGGCGTGTTTCGGGTCTGCGTATATTTTCGCCAATTCCTCACGCCTCGGATCGCCACCCCCTTCCTTATTGTCGCCGTGGCTGGAATCCTCTCCCATATTAAGGCCAACCTTGTGCATAAGCCGAAACAGGCTCCCGTGACCGTCGAGCCCCGTAACTTCCAGGAAGTCCCGCGTCTCCGGGGCAAGATCATTGAGGGCACGATTCGCAACCTCAAGATTTTTCTCGAAGTTAGATCCCCACTCCTCCTTGAGCCCGTCCATTGATTTAGTGCGAATCTCGTTGAAATTCTGCATCGTGGTCTTGAGGTGTTCGTCCTCAAACGCCGCCACCGCTTCAACTTGCGCTTGAGAAAGGCCCGCCTTGTGGGCCATGCCACGGAAGGCGTCTATCGCAGCATCATCGGCCTTCACTTCTTCGGAGAAAGTTATCTTGTAGTCCTCGGGTTTCTCGGGGCGTATCTTCGCGTAGAACTTGTCCCACTCCTCGGCGGGCGCCTCGGGTGTCGGGAGGCGCACGGACCCGCCTACCATCTTTTTCGTTTCGACGTAGGACTTGGCGAGATCGCCCACATCCTTGAACCCGCTAAGGGAAGGATCGGCCCTCAAGTCGTCGGGTAAAGTGCCAAGGAACCCCGTTTCACCTTCTCCGTCGATTGCGCCTTGTCCCTCTCCTATGTTTCCGTTCTCATTCATGCCTACCCCTTTGGGCTAATCCGAGAAGGAAGAATCCGACTCGGGGCCTGGTTCTTCGGGCGTGTCCATCGGTTGCAAGGGAGTCTCCACTTTCGGTGTCTCGTATTTATCCGGATGCTCGGCCATATCCATGAGTTTCCGGATGGTAAGTAGGACGTTGCGCTGCCCCTCTCTGAAAACAGTATGGTTCGGGTCGCCTCGCGTGTAGCTGAGTCGGGCCCCATAGGACGCCTCTATATCTTCAAGTACCCGGGCCCCCGAATCGGTGGTGAATGTTCTTAGGTAGTCCCGGGCCGTGTCAAGCGTCTCTTGATCCATTTATGCCGCCACTCCCCGTCCCTCCAGAAGTTCGAGCGCCGGGGCGCCCGCACCCGCAGCCTTTAGTCCTTCCTGGATGTTATCAATGCTCTGCTGCTGTTGTTGGGCTTCGGCGCGGACCCGCCTTATGAGTTCTACCGTCTTGGGGTCCCGTAAATATGTCATTGGGAGGCCAAGGTCAATGGCGGTTTCACGGACAGCTTCATCCCAATCAACTATGTCGTTCACGTCCGGTGCGAGCGGGGACGCGAGCCCGATAAGCTCTACGACCCTTTGAAGGGCCGGGACGTTCTGGCTCCGCTGTGCCCTGGCAAGGGGGCCCTCGTATTGCACATCAATCTGAGCTTCCCCGGCGAGATGCGCCTCAATGACTTCGGGCGGTGGCGGTGGCAGAGCCCCCGCACGGAGCATGATCCCGAATTCCCGATCAACCATAGGATCAAGAAGTTCACTTTCAAGGCGTCCGTATCCCGGACCAATGATGCGCTGCTGTTCTTGAATTCGCTCCAATACCTCTGTCGCCGTCAGGGGTTGGACGCCTGAGCGTTGGATTAAGAGGTTTACGAAGAATTGATTTCGGATGGAAGTTTTCAGGTCCTCTTTCTGTATGGTCGAAAGATCCAAGCGCGGGTTGACTTTGAAGGTCCCGATATCTTGGTCAACACTGTCCCGGACGATGGTGGATTTTCCGGGGACGAAAGATATATTCCCGATTACGCCCTCGCTCTTGACGATGATGGGCGGGACGATGGAAATTTCAAGCCCCATGAGTTCCAGTTCGACCAAGCGGTTAAGGGTTTTGGCGTCGGGCAAGGCAACGTGGCCCCGGCCACGTCCGAATGCCTCTCCCACGGTTTGCTCCCAACGTGGAACCATGACAGGAAACTCCTCAAAACCTCCCTCTGCGATGATCTTTTGGCCCTGTCCATCTTTGGCGAGGACAACGCTGGAGACGGGCTTGTTCTGGCTGTCTCTGCGTTCTGAATCAAACTCCTCTCGCGGATGTATGGAGTGCAGAAAGGCGAAGGACTTATCGCCTTGGTTGTCGGTGATGGCCTTCTTCATATCCTCGGTCAGATTTTTCGCGTCCCACTTTTGGGCGGCGGCACGGGCGGTCATACCAAACTCCCGCTGAAATACATCCACGAGCCCATCCTTGTTTTCGTCTATGACATAGGTGCCGATAGGGTAGGCTCGATAAGAGAGTCCGCCGAATCCTCCACGGCGCGGGATGGGAATCTCCTCTGCGAAAACGGCTGTCGTTCCGAAAGTGACAAGTTCGTGTTCCGCCGAGAACATTTGCGGATAGAAATTGCTTTGGCGGCGGGCGAGCATCATCCGGCGCGTTGACTCCTCTAACCACTCGCCTACGGATTGAATGCGGTTCAGGCTATCGTCTCGCATTTTGAGGGAATGCCACTGGATCGCCGGGTTCGTGGTTCCGGACCATAGGAAACCAGCCAACATAATAGACGCCTCGATTCCGGTGGAATCGAAAAGGCCCTCGGTTTGACTCTCTCCCGGCGTGACGGTGCGCCCGACGGTGCGCCCGATGTGGCTACTTCTGTGAGGCATAAAGAATTTGGCGATGCTTCTCCATCTCGATTCCCACACGCCCCGGGCCAAGACTCGACGCTTGTATTGTGTGACGATCCGTTCGGCGTTTTCAGCCATCGCCTTCTTCTCCCGGCGGCATACTCTCCGCGTATGATTTCCATATAGAGGGGCGAACGGTGATGCGGCTGTCCTGGGTCTGGATCATCAAGGTACCCTTTTCGTCCACTTTCGCGGACTGCCCCTCAAATGCCTCTGAGTGGCCGTTTCGGTAATTCACAAGGTAGAGAGGCATTACTCTCCCAAGAGTCTTTTGCGGGAAATCGGGGCTCCCGAACCAAGGCCAAGGGGCGACGTGAAGATCGGAAGGTTGGCGGTCCCGAATTGGGCGATACGGCGCTTCCGTACCTCCTCCTCCTTCGCTGCCTCTGCTGATAGCTTGGACGTATCTGCCGCCGCTGCTGTCGCTGCTTGTCTTTGGCCTGTTATGACGTTTTCGATATCCTCTTGCTCCGCTTTCTGCCTTTCGCTTACCCTCTCTCCCTTCGATTGCTCTGAGGCGAGGTAGAGGCCAGCGTAGGCTCCGATGGGGCCAGCGATTGCCGCCCCTATTGCCGTCATGGCAATAGTCCTAAAGGGGTTGCGGGCGATCCTCCTTAAAAATCCCATCGCTTACTCCTATCCAAAAGAACCATCTCCCCATGAGTTCCCGCCTTCGCGGGGCTCGCCAGTGTACGGGTCCCACGAGGAAATCACTTTCATTTCCTCCATATCTTCAAGGCGCCCCGTTTTGCCGATATTCCCGCTCATGGCCCAATTCCGCAGAGCGTCCATCCAATGCGATGCCCAATCATGGACGGGCTCTTTTGAAAATTCCTGCAACTTAGAATCCCAACGCCAGCGGTACTCCTGCGCGGCCCTGATAAGTTGTTCGCATTTCTCGGCGTCGATAAACAGCCGCTTAAAATGCCGCCTCGTGACTTGGATGCCGTCAAAACGATCATGCTTTCCAACGATATCCCAATGGATTCCGAGGCTCCGCATAACGCCCTTGGCGGTTCTGCTCCCCGCGCCCCTTCCCCGGTGTTCCGCGTCCCACGGGGCGAAGTGGCGGCCGTACCGGTATCCCCGGGAGTGCAAGACATTGGCGTAATGCTCTAGGTCCTTATTTTGTTCCGCATAGCAATCAATGATCCGTGTTTCGTCCGGAGTCTCCTGAACAAACAGAATAATAAAAAGACTCCCGAAACCGATATCACAATGGGTGTGGACCGGGAGATAGGGATCGTATTCCACGTTTTTTATCTGTCCGGCCTTCTTAATTCGCTCTGCAAATTCTCCGTAGATGGCACCCTGCATCGCCCCCTCGAAGGAACAATAATATTCCTGTTCCGCCAAGAAGGGGTCCATGCCCTCCTCGATTTCCCGCAGCACATCATCCCGATTGAAAGGACCCTGCGATCCCCAGGCCCGCCGCTCGGCCGCGGTGTCCTCGATGTTCAATGCCCGGCCCCACCATTCAGAAGCATCGCCTTCCTCGCGCATTCGCTTCTGGCAAACGTCCCAAATATCTTTCCCGTGATTCTTCCCGCGGGGCGTGAAAATAAAAACGGCCGTCCCCCCGTTATTCCGGAGAATCGGCCGCACGAGATCCCATGCCGTCTTTGCCCGCTGAGAGGTCGGGTACTCGGAGAAGTTGATCCAAAGGACATTCGTGCCAACGAGGTTTTGATCGTATTTGTCGGCGCCGATTAGCTGGACGATGGAGCCGCTTGTAAGGGTGACGTTGAGATCGTTCTCGTTGATGGCGGGGCCGCCGAGCTTGTTCCGGGCGATGATATGGTCCGGGATGCGCTCGATGAAGGGGATTCCGGCGTCGTCCATGCCCTTCCAGACGATCTTCTTGGCGTGTTGAAGTTCCGGGAGAGCGTGAACGTAGGTTCCCCGGCGCATCATGGCGGCCTCAACCATTGTCTCGAAGGAGTCCAGATCCTTCCCGTTCCGCCGATGCTCCACCCGCACGATCCGCTTCTTGCCTTCAAATAGGACCTTCCGCCGGAATTCCCACTGGCGGGGCGTCGGCGCGAACCGATGGGGAAGGGTCGCGCTCATGGGGCTGTCTCCTCCGCTTTCTCTCTCTCCGGCAAGAAATTCGGAACCGTGGGGGGCTCTGCTTCCGGGTCAAGCGCACCCTTCATCCTTCGAGCCCAATCCTTGAAGGAGGCCCATTCCGAAAGAATCAGCCGGGCAAGCTCGCTGCCGTCCTCGGCCTGAATGACGATGTAGGTGTTGGCGTCCTCGGCTTCACCGTCCCCGCCCTCGAAACCGCCCTGCGTGGTGATCCATTTCAGCATATCCCGCTTTTCTTGAGCCGTGACGGGGACCTTGACGCCATCCGCGCCCTCTTTCCCCAAGGCGATGCCGACCAGATGGGGGACAAGTTCCTCCGGGTCCACATAGGCCCGGATATAGTCTTTCAGGGTGGGATTTTCGGGGAGTTCGCGCTGCAGGGCTACTTTGCCTTCGAGGGGTTCCCGCTCGGTGGGCATATCGCCTTTGACTATAAAAAAATCGTCGGCGTTGATTCGGGAGTCGCCGGTGAGCCTCCGGCCAGCGAGGATTACGGCCTCGAATTTGTCAGAGGGGATCTGCACCCAACCGCGTTTCCGGCCAACGGAGATCCAGGTCGGGTCAATGCCAGCCTCCCTCAAAAGGACGGTAGGCCTCATTTTGTGCTTTTTGAGAAAAGCGTCAATTATGAAAGGCAATCAGGCTTCCCTCCGCTACCCTCCATCCACCCTCCCAGGGCCCGCCCCCCGGGATTTCCGGTCACCGGGGACGCTCCAGGCCGTTCTATTTAGCCCCGGTACTCTGCCGGTCAAATACCCATATCAAATAAACCAATACGCCCCCCGTGGCATATTGTCAAGAGGTTTAGTTTGGCCCTACGACATTTTGGCAAAAGCTCTGCGATAACTTAATGGTGTGACATATTGTCACAGGTAGTTACGATATATCGTGAATGGAGGGGAAATGCTGAAAAATCAGGGAGAAATCAGGGCATGGAAGGGTTTTGGCACGATTCTTGTCCGGGGAGGCTGTCAAATTTTCCTTGAATCAGGTTTCCAGGAATTTTGACTCGAATCAAGTTTTGAGAAATTCTGATTAGTGTCAAATTCTCCTCGAATCAAGTTTTGAGAAATTCTGATTAGTGAGGTTTCGGGAAGGGATTGTTGAGGGGTGTAAATTTTCGGGTAACAATTCGTAAATTTCAGGGTAACATCGCGGGAAAAGTGTGAATTTTAGCTTCACATCACGAAAAACAGAAAAACCCCGGAGGGTTGGGCTCCAGGGGGGCCAATACCCCAATACCTGCTCCCGAGAAACCAAGAAATAAAATCCTCCGGCGAGGACCTTCCATCCTTCACCCTCCAAGGACGTTGGCCACCCGAGTACTACTGGCCTTCCCGCGGACCCCCCATGACCTCTTCGTAGGTGGCCTCAAAAATGTCCGGCTTGCAGGGGTAGAGTTCGCCCTTCACGCCCGTAATTATCCAATCCCCCGGGCAAACAACATGGCCGCCCTCCAGGGTGTCAATCCACCCGTGGTCGTGAAATATGCGATCACAGTGGCCGCAAATAACCTGACCGCCCACCTCGGGCTCTGGCCTGCGGAAATATCTGACGATCTTCCCTTCCGTTTCACCCCCCTCATCAAGAGGATGATCCCCGTTCTTGAACCATTGAGTCGCTTCGATCACGACTGGCTTCTTCCTGAATTTCGCCATCAAAATCCCTCCTCCCACACGCATCAAGTATCCAAGTAAATCCCGCCTCTCCGCGAGATTTACCCGGATTGACGCAGACGCAACTCCCAGCGGTTCCCACGCGACCGCCGCCGCTTCGATTCCGCTACAAACACTTGCATAGATCATCCATTCGCCGCCCTTTCTACTGCGTCTGAAAAGTCTTGAGGGGGGTTATTCTCCCGGAATTTTCTTACCCCCTCGGATAG